ACTACATATATGGAAGTATCTGTAGTAACACCCACCTATCATCGCCGTGCATTTATTCCAGCACTTATCCAAATTTATAAGAATCAAACCTATCCAAAAGAGAACATGGAATGGATTATCATGGATGATGGTAGAGATAAGGTAGAGGATTTATTTCTAGAAGCTGCCAAAACAATTCCAAACATACGGTATATCTACGTCGATGAAAAAATGCGAATTGGAGCAAAACGAAATGCCCTTAATCGAGAAGCGACTGCTCCCATTATTATTGCCATGGATGATGATGATTATTACCCACCCTGTCGAGTATCCACGGTAGTGGAGGCATTTGCAAAATATCCACGCGTCAACCTGGCAGGTTCATCTGAAATGTTTATGTATTACATGGACAGTAAAAAAATATATTCAATTGGACCCTATTTACCCAATCATGCTACAAATGGAACAATGGCGTGGAGAAAGCGATATTCAGATACACATCATTATGATGAATATGTAACACACGCAGAAGAACAATCCTTTTTAGAAAAATACAAGCATCCAATGATACAACTCGACCCAATGAAAACAATTTTAGTGGTATGTCATACAGAGAATACGTGCGATAAATCCGCCCTACGAGAAGAACACCTATCTAATTCAAGAGAGAGGAAGGAAAAAATGAAACAAACTGCGTATGTATTAACTGATTTTATAAAAGAAAACAGTCTATTGAAATTCTATTCTAGTATATCACCTTGAAGTAATGCACGCCTAAAGCTTACTATAAACATTTACTTAATAATTAATAAGATAGGATGGCAGACTATACAGATTATGATAAAGTCGTTACAATAAATACAGTGTATCATACTACATTACAACGCTCTCATGAACAGTCCTCGCATTATACATCACCTCTGATTAAAACCACATTATTGCCCCATCAAACATTGCTGGTACACGGGATGCATGCACATCGAGATAAAATGACACATGGATTTCTAGTAGGCAACCAAGCTATCAATGGTAAACTCGGAGTCATCGGAGACCCATCAGGTACTGGTAAAACACTGTCTATCTTATCTTATCTAGCAACATATACCAAGCCCATTTGTAAAATCACATCAGAATTGACAGCACAATCTACCAAGTATTTCTTCTCACATGATATCCATGAATTATCAACCACATCTTCTACGAATCTTATTATTGTTCCACATAGCATTTTTGGGCAATGGCGTAATGAGATTGAACAGCATACATCGATGGAATATGTATCAATTGAGACAAAACGAATGATAAAAGGGGATGAACTTGCGGAGCAAATGGTAAAAGCAACATTTGTTCTTACCACAAATAAGTGCTATAAATTTGTTCAAGCGTATGCCAATCATCACAAGATTCAATGGGACAATGTATTTATTGACGATGCATCTTCTATCTACTTGCAAGCATCGGACCCCCCATTGCACTTTCAGTTCTTATGGCTTGTTACACATAATTGGATTCCTCTTTTATTTAAACATATACACATCAATAAAAGTAATCTTCTCTTCTTACGAGATAAGATTCGATTGCACCCTGAATTTGAACACTGGTTACTTGATAATATTACAGTGCATTTTCAAAGTGAACTCGTATCACAATCCTTTTTAAAAGATTATCTATCCTTTTTTCACATGAATCGAGGGTATCTTGTGATTCGAAATTCAATGGACGTTATTCAGTCGAGTATATCAATTCCATCTACTATAAATCAGATTATTTATTGTAAGTCTAATATTACATTGCAATCATTGACGAGCTACTATTTGGCTAAAAATATGAAATTGCACATACGTAATGAAAAGATTCCACATCTGTTTCAATCTCTAGGGATTGCCTGTAAATATCTGAATGATTATTTGCCATTTCAAATCTCATCAAAACATGCATTAATTCAGGGAAAAATACAGGAGAATGAATGCATGATATGTTTAGAAGCATGTCAATACCCTACTATTGTAAATTGCTGCTATAATATCTACTGTGGAAAATGTTTACTTAAGAATACGCTTCTTACCTACAAATGCCCAACATGCCGAGAACCTGTAGATACAAATACCATGTGCTGTTTATCACCATTAACGGAAGAAGTCACCATTCTTACACGGAATAAAATGGAAGCATGTGTCGATATGATTAAAAAGAATATTATGGCAAATAAGGATGCAAAGATAGTTATTTATTCATCCTTTGATAATATTTACTATCAGATGTTTGAGGAAATTGATAAAGCAGGTATAAAAGCGGAGCGACTGGAAACAAATATTTTTTCCTTGGTTAAAACAATTAAAAATTTTAAAGAAGGAAATACAAATATACTATTTGTATCAAATGTAACCATATTGAGGGGATTGTCTTTACCGTCTACTTCGCATTTAATTTTTTACCATGACTTGCCCTCTTTCGAATTGAAGGAGGTTTTAATCCACTCTGCTCAGAGGATTGGGAGGAAGCAGCCATTGTCGGTGATATATTTAAGTTCAGAGATTCAAATGTAATGGTTGAATGACCGAGTAGTACAGACTGTGATTCTTTCATGGGTGCAGACTGTGATTCTTTCATGGGTGCAGACTGTGATTCTTTCACGAGTAGCTCCGCTTTCACATCACCACTTGATTCTATTTTTACACCAAGCGTGTCATGTAATTTTCCTGTTTGATATGTCGCCCACTGTGTTACACATCGAAAAGGTATATCATACTCATTCGCTACACGATTCATCTCTTTCCAGGCATTAAATAAAGCAGACTGTTTGGTGAGTACCATTGTATACTGCAATTGTGCAGGTTCAGGAATTACACTCGGTTTCTCATATTGTTGTAGATAGAGATTTGGATATTTCAATTTCAACCGATATGACAACGGCAATAAATTCCAGCACTGATGAAAGAACGCCCAGAAATCTGCACGGTCACTCCATCGCAAGTAATCCAGGATTTCTTCATAGACTTCAAAGGGTACCTTTTCGAGAAAGAGAGGTAAGTTCTGATGAAATAGAAGCCCTGCTAAATTAGCATCCTTGGTTTCGAGGTCGAGTTCATCATTTTCTCCCCAGTTTTCAAACAATGTAAACCAGGCAGCCCGAATGGCCACATGAATATTTTTATCTAGTTTTTCTTCCTTTCCTTGAACATAAATTGCTGATTTATCATAATAAATGAGACTCTGTGATACTTTGCGAATGTCCCCCAGCAAATATAGTGAATCTGGAATCTCTTTTTTAAAATATTCGGCCAATTTCTCTTTTTTGGGCATATTTACATAATGGACGCAACAATATTTAAGAAGTTGTTGCATAATACGACCTTCAAGAATATTACAAATTAGAATCAAGGGACAGTCCTCTGAAAAGTTTCGTTTGGATTTCAAATAATCGAGAAGTTCTTGGAGACCACCTTTTTCTCCTTGCGACAATCCATCCATTTCATCCAATAACACCACACGTCCATTAGGTGTAGATGGATGAATCCATTTACTAACTCCTGTTTCAATAAGAAGTGGCATAATAGTTTGACGAAAACTTGACCCAGTACGAGTATGACTCGCATTGAATTCCTGAATCCAATATTGTGCCAATTTGCAGACACGGTACACCATGGTGGTTTTACCAACGCCAGGTGGACCAATGAGAAGAAAGGCAGGGCTAGAGCGTGTTTTTAACCATTTTATCATGGCTTCTTCAATATCTGGATGAAGACATGTGGTATCTTTTTCAGGTAGACTGGTACGAACCATCGCTGGTGATTATGTATGAGTATTTCTTTACATTGGACGATTGAGTTGCATCCTGTTATTAATGAGTTGCATCTGTTGCATCTTGTTGTGTCTTGTTATGAATGGGTTGCGTTCAACGGGAATGCTTAATGTCAAAGGCATCAAACATGACGATTGGGCACGGTGTGCGCTATTGTCTATCGCTTTCAGTGATAGGCAATAATACACAATGCGTCCAACGGGAATTGAACCCGTGTCGACTCCTTGGAAGGGAGCCATTCTGCCACTAAACTATGGACGCGTTCATGAAGAGAATCCCTCCACAATCTTGTCGTAGGATGTTTTTTCAAGATTTAAACGCACTTCATAGTTCCTGTGGCTTAGTTAGTCTTGCAAGCAGCACCCGTAGTACCAGGGGCTACAATACCACCCGAAGGGCTGACACACCCTTCTCCATTGGTAATACCCTCCCAGGTCAGTCCTGCAGTCAATGCTTTCTGGCACAGTTCTACATTTTTGGCAGCTTCACCCGTACTGGTGGTAGTTAAATCAAAATAATAGTCATTAGATATAGCCAGTGTTTCATCTTTGGGAAATACTTTAATAGAGCTATTGGTAGACATGCCGAGTAAATCAATGCATGTTTCTACCTTCTTTCCATTCACACTTCGAATATAATGTGTTAAATAATCGGGGCAGGTATTGATACTAGGAGGCCATGTAACCGGAGTTTTAGAGAATAGAGAAGTATCTTTTCCAAACCATCGTAATCCATAGATAACACAGATGATAACTGTGCCAACAAAAAAGAACAATGCGCCGACAGATTGATCCATATCGTACAATTTTTTGGTTCCACCGCCGATAAGTGCTAGTGATACAACAACGTAGATGGCAAGATAGATGTTGAACATTACTATATTATGCAGTGTTTTTACACCTTTGGCATTTTACACCGTTTGTCCGCTGGGAATTTTACATACCCAAATGCAAACGGTATAATAGGATGGCATCATATTTTATAGTAGTGAATGTACTATAAAATATAAGATAAACAAACCAACAAATCGCGGTGGCACATAGTGCCGCTTTTTGCGCACTTTTTCCTAAAAAGTGCATTTACATTTGGCCGTTCAGCGCATGATTCACCGACGCCGCAGGAACGGCATTGACGCCATAGACCACAACGGGGACGTAGAAGGTCAGGTAAGGGGAGTTGGCATTGGGGCTGCCGCCCAGGACGCCGCCTACGTTGCCACTAGAGCCACCGAGGAAGCCGTTGGACTCGCCGCGGGGGGACAAGAGCTGAACTTGGCGGAAATAGCCAATCGAGCCTGACAGGCTGCTCACAGGGGCACGAACGGTCTTGCCCATGTCGCGGAGAACGAGGCTAGTAGCACCACCCGCGGAGGCAACCAGGGCAGCCACCGCCGCAATCAAGTTGGCCGAGGCCGCCGACATGTAGCCAGGAGCATAATTGCCCACCACATTGCCCGCGGAAGGGTTGAGTTCATACGCATAGGTGCCAGGGGTAGCTGCGACAGTGGCAGCGCTAACATAGGAGTTCGAGTTATTAATCTGGCGAATAAAACGAGTGACAGACGACATTAGATATTCAGAGCTTAGAAAAAAAACACACACAAAATGTAGAATGTCCGTAGGAGCACCTATCCCTGATTTTAAACTCCCGTATACCAATTATGGAGTAGGAGGTCAAAACGGGCGCGTCAATCTTCACCCCTCTGCTTCCTCCACGGGCACCACCGTACCGGATTCTGCAGGATTCAGCTATCCCAAAGAAACAGAAGTAAGCTTTGCAAGCGATATGCTCCGGGGCAACTGGGACCATACAGCACTTTCTGATGCATTCTTCACCCGTACGAATGCCGAACGACTTCAGCGCGAAATCAAAAAAGAAGTCTACCGTATCAGTGGTCCAAAAAAATACATGATTGATAACCAAGACGTAGATGAACTAAAAATGATTATGCGTGCCATGTATTTACAGTACGCGAAGAACAATGCGTTCAATATTCAGGGACAAATGGATGAACTGAACAAGCTGGTGGTAGACTGGGCGGTGCCGCGGATTATGTCTGAGATTGACCAATACAATTATTACTTAAATGACATTAGCCATTTGCCTGTTCCATTGGAGAAACCATTGAACATGAGTTCGGCCGGAACAAAATCACTCCCCTTTAAGCCTCAGATGTAAAGCATCCTTTCCAATTTCAACTGATTTCAAACACATGTTCCAATCATAACTGATTTTGGGAACTTTTTTTACATCTTTGGACATTTAAAACACCTAATTAAAATAAAATAAAATTGACAAACGCAAATAAGAATTAAAACGGACTAACAAATATGTCTAAAATACAAGTTTGCAGTATTTCAAATTGTTCTAATCAACATATACCACGAGGTAAATATTGTGAATTACATAGATCCTCAAAAAAGTTGTGCGTGGAACCCAATTGTAAGAAGAGCGCAGTTGGTAAATCCGATAAGTGTGTTGAACACGGAGGCGGAGCGAGGTGCATGGAACCCAATTGTAAGAAGAGCGCAGTTGGTAAATCCGATAAGTGTGTTGAACACGG